GAAAAAACTTGACACGGGCTCAATTATACTAGTATAATTGGCGCAAACTGTGGTTTTAAAACCACAGTTATTTTGAAAACCTGAGTATTCAAAAATTTTTGAAAACCTGAGTATTCAAAAATATGGTTGTGCCGATTCGCTTTTGTCCATGATATCCGCCCAACCATGCCAGCCCATTTGCCATGCTTCCGATTGTGCCTTGTCTAGTGGCTCACCTAGTGAGCGAGCATCAAAGCCCATTTGATAATCTCGATTATTAAAATAATATAAAGCCTGAATATCAATCATTTTAATGTATTCTCTTAGTTAATATATCTAAAATCTGTCTTAATGGTATTTGCATTATTTCCGATATATCATAAAGATTTAAGCCTTCGGCTAAAAAATCTTTAATTAATGTCTCGGCATAATCAACATTAATGCCCTTGTTTACTTGGTACATATACACCCCTTATATTAAATCTATCACAAACCGCTTTTAAATATGTTACATTATCTTCATAAAATGTAAATTCAGCATCTTTAAATGTAATCAAATTAAAGAATTTAGCTAAACCATTAATTTTTAATGTAGCACCTGAGATATTAGAATTCTCAGGTCTTGAAATAATATAATCAGGTTCACCCAATATCTCATTAATAAATGTATAATCAGGGGTATTAAGAACACGGGCAGTAGCAATAATGACATAACACGATTCATCTTTTAAATCCTTTTTATATTGTTCTGCTAATGGCAAAAGAGAATCATTCAAGGCTAAATCTTGATTTTCTCTCCAATAATTTAAATCGATTCTCTCACCATTTTCATCTACAATAGTGCGATATCTATGCAAAGAACAAACGATTGTCCCATCCATGTCATAAATTGAAACCTTTTTAATTTTAGCCATTCTGTAAACCTTTTCTGTTAATGTCCCCATTATACACAAAAAACCGACCAAAAACCATGTGTGCGAAAATACAACATAGGTGTTTACACCTATTGACACCGCCTCCAAAATTATGGTATAATTTTGGCGCAAACTGAAGTTAGCGCTTACTTCGCTGCGGCGCAGACCTGAATACCTGAGTATTCAAATCTGTTAGCAAACAAAAGTATTCATTTAGAAAACCAAAGCAATAGTGCAACCTTAATGCATATAAATGCAATAACCCCTAAACACACATTAAAAAATTCTATATCAGTCATTTAATCAACTTCTACATTTACAACAGTTTCATTACGAATTGTCAAATACATTTCAACAATCCCCATCGATATCCAAACGCAACCATTACCCTCACGCATAGCATAAGGCACAGAGGGATAGCGTTTAGCCATATATTTTTCAGCAATTTCAAATTTTGTCATAGGTCTATTATAGCAGGGAAAGTTAAGATAGGGGCAAAAGCCCCTATTAGTTGTCAGGTCTTTTCAGCCTTGATAAAGTCAACAATTTTCATCAAAGCAATTTTATTCGCCTTAGTGAGTGATTCTGTATCAGCCTCAGTTAAACCCAAAGCCTCACCGATAAAATCAGCGTGAACATCTTTTTTAATAGGTGTCTCGCCTGATTTTGTTTTGTATGCCTTAGCAACATAAACCTTTTCACGTGATAGCTTCGCAACAACTGAACGAACAGTTTTGCCTAATGCTTCAGCGATAGCGTCAACTGTCATGCCAGCTTCATAGTCGGCAACCATGCGAGCAGTTTGCTCTGGGGTGTAGTTTACTGTTTTCATTTTCATTTCCTTAAAAAATATATTATAGCATCAGGGTTTCATCATTGCAAGCCATATCCACAATGGTGAAAAGGTTATTGCAACAAACAAGCTAGCTTGTAAAAATTCTGTTATGAATTTCATTCTGTAGCCTCACATTCAGCAGAGTAAGCCAAAGCATTTTGTGCGTTAACCATTTCAGCATATGCTTCACGAGTTTTAGTTTCGTAGTAAGCAACCAATTTTTCAGCGTATGCTAGGGCGAGAGTTTGTGTGTTAGTCATAGTGTTCCTTGTCATCATGTATTCTATTATACACGAATAACCTAGAATAAATCAAGTGTGTGTAAATACAACATAGGTGTTTATCCCTATTGACTACGGGGGCGGTTATTAGACTATAATACACCCTACTCCGCGGGACCCTCCCACACGGCCTATTTCAGGAAAATTCTCAAACACCCTAAGGTGCCAAAATCTACACTTGCCTAAATTGCCCTAAACTGCTATAATCAACACTAAAGGATAAAACCATGACAACTCATCTACCTGCCGAAACCGTACGTATCTCTCCGGAAGCACTGGAAGTAGCAAATGCCTACCTCCAGCTTAATGACGCCCGTGCAGTAGCCCAAGAACTAGATCTTGACCCTGAAGTGGTAACAAATCTCCTAGCGCGCCGTGAGGTTAAAAGCTATATTGACTCGGTGTTTTTTGATAGTGGCTACAACAACAGATTTTTGATGCGACGTGCTATGGATGCACTAATCAAACAAAAGTTTTCGGAATTGGAAGAGTCTCAGACTGGAAGCACCAAGGATATTGCTGAATTGTTACAAATGTCACATAAAATGTCAATGGATCTCTTAGATCGCGAGATTGCACTAGAAAAAGCACGCACCCAAACTGGACCGCAAAAGCAAGTTAACGTACAAATTAACGAAGGACTTGATGGATCAAAGTATTCGCAGCTAGTGCAAAAGTTAATAACTGGTGAAGGTGTGTAATGGCACATTATCGTGCAGTCTTTATCTCAGACGTACACTTGGGCACGCGCGATTCACAAGCTGAAAAACTGTGTGACTTCTTAAAATCCAATACTTGTGAAACACTATACCTAGTAGGTGATATTTTAGACATTTGGAAGATTCAGCAAAATCGCTGGCGTTGGCAGCAGTCACATACTAATGTAGTGCGCCGTGTACTAACGTATGCTAAACGTGGTACACGTGTTGTGTACATAGCAGGCAATCACGACGAGTTTTTACGTCCACTAATGCCTTATGACATTGGATTTGGCAACATTGAAATTGCCAATCAAGCTACTCATACAGGCATAGACGGTCGCCGCTACCTAGTCACACACGGCGATTTATTTGACGGAATTACTAGCCTAGCACCTTGGCTAAGCTTCCTAGGCGATAAAGCCTACGACTTTGTATTATCTTTAAACACTAAGTTTAATTGGTTACGGCATAAATTTGGTTTTGGATACTGGAGCTTATCACAGTATTTAAAGTCTCGAGTAAAATCGGCTGTTGACTTTGTATTCAAGTTTGAAACTAACTTAGTAGCTTACTGCAAAAAACGTGGTTTTGATGGTGTTATCTGTGGTCATATACATCATGCAGAAATTAAACAGATCGACGGTGTCACATACATGAATGACGGCGACTGGGTTGAGTCGTGTACTGCACTTGTAGAACATTTAGACGGTCGTTGGGAGATACTAACATGGACAAAATCAAATGACACTCCACAATAAAATTACCATTGTAGTACCTTGTAAAAATGAAGAGAAATATATTCAGCATTTGTTAATACATTTACGTTGGCAAGACATTGGTGATACTAAGATTATTATTGCTGACTGTTCAACTGACTCAACCAGACAAGTTATCCTCAATAACAGCAAAGACTTAAATATTGAAATTATCGAAGGCGGGCCCGTGTCAACAGCAAAGAACCGTGGTGCTGCTTTAGTTACCACACCTTATATTTTATTTATTGACGCAGATGTACGATTTTTTGAGTCGGGAGTAATACATGCTGCAGTTACTGTTATGGAATCAGCAAACTTGGACCTAATAGGATTAAATGCCAAGTGCTATGATGGTGATATACGAGCACAAATTGGTTTTACTGCATTTAATGTGGTCAACAACGTATTAAAATACTTTAGCCCATTTGCAGTAGGTGCATTTATGTTAACGCGCCGTGACAAGTTTATAGAACTAGGTGGTTTTCCAGAACAATTTGCAACATCAGAAGATTACTTTTTATCGCGCAAGTATAGTGTCAAGAAGTTTAGACTCTTAAACCACTATTTTGGACAAGACTCACGTAGATTTCGCAAGATGGGTTATTTTGGTATGTCAAAGTACTTAATCAAGAATTTCTGGAATCGCAACAATAAAGCTTATTGGGATAACCTAGATTCTTCAAAGTACTGGAGTTAAGATGCTACCACAAATTGGAGATGCGGATGTATACGACAAAATCAACCCCGAAGATCTTTGGTGTGCCGATAAACTAATTTTAGCCAAACGACTAGGATACTACTGCGGCCCAGCAGGAATAGCGCCCAAACCAGGTAAGTACATAGTACGCCCAATAACAAACTTAAAAATGATGGGTGTTGGTGCCGCAGTAGAATACTTGGACAGTGACTCAATTCCTGACGGTTATTTCTGGTGTGAGGTGTTCTCAGGCAGACACTTAAGCTTTGACTACAACTACGGCAAGCAAACGCTAGCAGTTGAAGGTTTTCGTAATCAACAACGACTTGACAGATTTTCACACTGGAGTCGTGTTCAAGACACTTTTGAACTACCACCAATACTGCAAACAGTAGCAGACAAATACCCTTGGTTTAATGTTGAAGTAATTGGTGACCGTGTAATAGAAGTACATTTCCGTTACAACGACGACTTTGCAAATCATACTGCTACTACCATTGTACCCGTATGGCAAGACGAATTCTATGCTAGTAAGTGTGGAGATCGTTTAGGTTTTATATTAATAAAGGATACTGATGTTAGAAACAATATGTGAAGTGATGACAGATGCTTATAAACGTAATTGGATTACATCGCGTGATGGTAATGCCTCAATACGTCATCAAGATCGAGATCACTTTTATGTTACCCCTACAGGTGTTCGTAAGCAAACTCTGCAACCAGATCAGTTTAAAAAGATGGGCATTAGGTCTACTGGTTATGGTTTATACGCAACTCCCTTAATGTACACAGACATTAGTCATAACTTAAAGCCTAGTGGTGAATTGCCAATGCACTTTGGGCTTCAGCAAAAGATTAATACTGAGGTCAGAGTAATTTTACACTTTCATCCAACTTATACTGTAGCAGCAATGTATGCAGGTATTCAACTACCTGAGTTACTAAAAGAATTTCCAGAACTCAGCAGATATACCAGCGTAGCGCCTAATGTACCACTGATACCTCCTATCTCGCAAGAACTAGCAGACGCCTGCATTAGCGGACTAGGGTACAATAAAGATAGTGGAGATATTACTTACAACATAGTAGGAATGGACAGACATGGCGTAATTGCTGTAGACACTAGCCCTTGGCGTGCTTACGAACACATAGAGCGCCTAGAGCATATCTGCAAGATTGTACTTGCATCAGGAAAGTATTAATGTTAGTTGTCAGTCGCCCCGAAGTAAATGTAGACACCATTGTTGAATTCGACCCTCAACAGCGGTTTATTAAGTTACCTATAACAAACTATTTAAAACTGCTTAATGTGTGGGATACAATCAATCGCCCACAAGTTGCTCTAATCAACGCAGTTAATGATCCCAAGTACCGTTTTATTTGCGCAGCACTTGCACGTCGACTTGGTAAAACCTACATAGCCAATATCATCGGTCAATTGGTTACATTAGTGCCTGGTAGCAATGTACTGATCATTTCCCCTAACTATAACCTAAGCTCCATTTCATTTGAACTCCAACGCAAACTCATCAAGCACTTTGACCTCGAAGTCGCACGCGATAATCTCAAAGACAAAATCATCGAGCTTAGTAATGGTTCTACCATTCGTATGGGCAGTCTTGGTACCGTTGATAGTACTGTTGGTCGATCATATGATTTAATTATATTTGACGAGGCTGCACTAGGTGAAGGCGGTGAAGCCGCCTTTAATGTTGCACTGCGTCCTACACTAGACAAGCCCCAAGCCAAAGCTATTTTTATTTCCACACCTCGTGGTCGTAATAACTGGTTCTCTCAGTTTTGGAATCGTGGGTTTAGTGAAGATTTCCCCGAGTGGATTAGCTTACAAGCTGATTACACTGAAAATACCCGTATGGCTGAATCGGATGTTGCGGAAGCTCGCAGATCCATGAGCAAAGCCGAATTTGAACAAGAATACCTGGCCTCATTTACTGTGTTTGAGGGTCAGATTTATGCACTAAAAGATGAAGATGTTTGTGAAATTCCCGAAGACCTTAAAGGTGAAGCATTTGCTGGGTGTGACCCTGGCTACCGAGATAGTACTGCTTATTGCGCTATCGTGTACGATTGGAACCGCGATTGCTTTTTTATTGTCGACGAATACCTAAGCATCGCGTATGTGCAGACCTTGCTACAACAAGGTCGATTAAAGGTTGCCCCACATTGTACAAATGTACGAGCCATGTTTGACCAGTATCGCTGGGATCAACGTGAGGGGCTCCAACGTGAACGTCCTATGCATGATGATTATAGTCACATGGCTGATGCCGTGCGTTATGCACTGTATACTTATACGGTATAATGGTACAAAAAATTTGTGCATTGACTTTTTGTTGCTTTACTGCTATAATAAGTGGAAATTTAGAATAATTTTATGGCCAAAAATACAAACAAGCGAATACCAGTTAAATGGGTTCGCGACAGGGCTAAGGCGGCCTATGAAAAGAAAGATGTGTGTTATGTTTGCGGCACTAAGCAAGACTTAGAACTGCATCATTTACACTCAGTTACAATACTCCTAGATAAATGGTCTGAAGCCAAGGGTTACGATATTTCAACAGATGCCGGTATTTTAGCTGTGCGAGATGAATTTATTGATACGCACCGAGTAGAGTTATATGACCAAGTTTACACCCTTTGTAATCGTCATCATGTAGCGCTGCACAGTGTTTATGGTAAAGCTCCTCGTCCTGGCAGTGAACCCAAACAGGCTCACTGGATAGAAACGCAGCGTGCAAAACATACTGGTGATGTGGTGGAATCAGCGCCAATCCCTAAACGAAGCTTTGGTAGTTTTTTCTCAGAGTTCACTTAAGGGAAAACTATGTCAAGATTTACAGACTGGATTGTTGAAAAACTTAATCCAGCACAAGCTCGCATTGCTCAAGAAGCGGGCACACAGATTTCAACTGAAAGCAAGATTACGTATCTGCAAGCCTTTCAGAAGCTAGAGTCAGTTAATCGTTCGGTAAGTATGCTTGTTAATGCAGCTGCCTCACTTGATTATGACGTAAAAGATAAGATCAATGAAGGCGTTGTAGCCGGAATTCGTCAAAAGTCGCTAAACACATTACTAAACTTTCGACCTAACCCATACCAATCAACCCAAGAATTTCGCCAATCAATCTTCACAGATTTGATTTTGGAGGGTAACGTATTCATACACTTTGATGGTGTATTTATGTATCACCTGCCAGCAAGAAATGTAGAGATTTTAACGGACACCAAGACATTTATCCGTGGATATCGTTATAATGGAATGGTTGAGTTTAAAGAGTCAGAAGTCTTTCACTTCCGTGATTTGAATAGTCAAAGTATATATCGCGGCGCTTCGCGCCTTGAAGCAGCCCAACGCTCAATTGCTACACTTTATGCAATGAAAGAGTTTCAAGAAAACTTCTTTGAAAATGGAGCTGTATTCGGATTAGTCTTAACTTCAGAAAACACACTTTCACAAGTTGCAAAAGAAAAAACAATACAATACTGGTTACAAAAATATTCAACTAAACAAGGCGGCAAGCGTCCAGTTATTTTGGATAGTGGATTAAAGCCTGCACAAGTATCAAATCAAAACTTCAAAGACATGGACTTTGATCTGTCGATCAAGACTCACAACGAACTAATTATGCAATGTATAGGTATTCCACCTATTTTGTTGGCTGGTGGAAATAATGCAAATATTTCACCTAATTTACGTTTATTCTATTTAGAAACAGTAATGCCAGTTGTTCGTAAGTTTACATCAAGCTTAGAACGATACTATGGATATGATATTGAGGCAATTACTAGCTCAGTGTCAGCACTACAACCAGAATTAAAAGATATTGCTGCTTACCATTCGACTTTAGTCAATGCAGGCATCATTACAGCTAATGAAGCAAGAAAAGAGTTACGTTATGAACCAATTACTGGTAATGACGAAATAAGAATACCCGCCAACATTGCGGGTTCGGCTGCTGATCCGTCGAAAGGTGGTAGGCCCACAGATAATCAGCAATAAAGGGGTAATATGGTAGACAAAAGTAAAGTACTGTTTTTAAACAGTTCATTTATCAAGAGTACTATCTCCGACGGAAAAACAGACAGTATAACAATTGAAGGGTACGCAAGTACTACAGATATTGATAGACAAGGTGATGTTGTTCCTGTAAGCGTATGGGAAAAAGGTATTCAGAATTACTTGAAAAATCCAGTAATTTTGGCTTACCATGACCATAGCGAACCAGTTGGTAGGATGGTAGAACATAGAATTGACGGCAAAGGGTTATGGATTAAAGCCAGAATCTCTGGAGCAGCCAATGAGGTGTTCAATCTTGTAAAAGACGGCGTGTTAACGGCGTTTAGTATCGGATTCCGAATCGTAGATGCGGAGTACAACTCAGCTGCAGAGCTGTTTGTGGTAAAGGAATTGGAACTACATGAAATTTCAGTAGTGTCAGTACCAGCTAATCAAAATACACTATTTAGTCTTTCTAAGGCGTTTGATACAGCCGAAGAATTTAAATCTTTCAAAATGCAGTTTGCACCCGACAGCGA